CGACGTCGGCGACGACGGATCCGTGTCCGGCCTGGAGGCCGCGATAGACGATCTGCGCCGCGACTACCCGGAGTTGTTCGCCACCCCAGCCAGGAAGGCGAAGGTCCGGCCGACCGGCGCGCCGAGGCAAGCGCCCCCGGAGAAGCCCAAATCCACGGCCGAGCAGCACGCCGCACGGCTTCTGGGCAGGGCTTGACCCCAAGAGGTATATTCAGCACCAGGTGAATTGTTCCGGTGATCGGAGCGAGCCGCCGCCCTGCTTTGCGAAGGCGCCCGTGATGGGGCCCGAGCCCAACAACTCCCCATCACGCCGCCCGCAGGAGGGCCCCCGTGGCACGCAACACCATGGAAGCGTGGATTCCCGAAGAGTGGGAAACCTCGCGAGTCGTCCAGTCCATCACCCAGATCTCCGCCGTCGAGGCGCTCGCCGCCCGCATCCCCATGGGCTCCGACACCAAGCACGTCCCCCGCACCGCCGGTATGAGCGTGGCCGTGGTCGCGAAGGGCGGCACCTACGCCGAGGACACGTCGCTGAACGACGAAGTCCTGCTGTCCGCGATCAAGTTCGGGCAGGCTGCGCGCGTCGCCGAGGAGGACATCGACGACTCGGTGGCGAACATCATCGAGGCAAAGATGATCGGCTGGGGCAAGTCCTACGCCAAGATGATCGACAACGCCTCCCTCGCCGTGTCCGCGGCAGCCAACGGCACCACGGTCCCGTTCACCAGCCTCTACCAGCTGCTGAACACCACCGACGCGACCCTCAGCTACACCGGCGGCGCGAACATCACCACCGCCGCCTCGTCGGGCGCCCCGTCCTACAGCGAGTTCTCCACCGCGATCGGCTCCGTCGAGCAGGGCGACTACTACGACCCCGGCTCCATGGTCGCCATCGCCCACCCGGCGTTCCGCAAGAGCCTGCGTGGCGTCGTCGACGGCCAGCAGCGGCCGATCTTCATCCAGGGCACGGCTGGAACACCGGACACGATCTTCGGCGTCAACGTCCGCTGGAGCCTCGGCGCGAAGCTGAACGCCACTGCCACCCCGACCCCGACAGGCCGGCCGCTCATGGCGTTCGTCAACCCCGAGCTCATGCTCCTCGGCGAGCGCTCCGGCCCCGAGTCCGTGTTCATCGACGGCCGCGACGGACTGTCCGCCCTCACCGACGAGTCGATCCTCAAGATGCGCGCCCGCCGCGGATGGGCCTACGGCCACCCCAACGGCGCATCCATCCTCGTCGGCTGACCATCCCCTCGATGCCCGCACCGCCCGACGGCTCCGGGCGGTGCGGCGGACAACCAGGGAGGTGAGCCATGGCAGCAGCGAAGAAGACCGCGAGTAGCAGCCGCGCCAGGCAGCACCCGGCCAAGGCCGGCGAGCCCGAGGTCGAAGTCGACGAGCGATCCGCCGACGGCAGCGACGGCACCCGCTTCATCAAGGAGTTCGTCGTGCTCGCCGCCCGGTGGACCGACGAGGACTACCAGCACGAGGCCAACCGCGCCGGCGTCGTCAACGAGGCGATCCAGCGCGGCCTGCACCCGCGCGGCAAGGTGTCCTTCGACGGCCAGGAGCAGCACCCTGACGGCCTGTCGCTGGTCCTCACCTATTCGGTGGACACGGTGCCCGCCTCCGTCGACCACCAGCCCGAGGACACCACCACGCCCCGCGACGTCATCGAGGGCGGGGCCTGACATGGTCAACGCCTGGGCGACTGCGCAGGACGTCACCGACTCCACGGGAGCCACGGTGACGGACCAGCAGCTTGTCCAGGCGCAGAAGGCTGTGGAGGTCTTCTCCAACCGCATCTTCGGCGACGAGGCGCGCATGCGGACACGGGACCTCTACTGGCTGGGCCAGGCCGTCGCCCATCAAGCAGCGTGGATCGCGGGCCAGTTCGGGCTGGAGACGCGGCTGGATGCCACGCAGATCCAGCAAGACCAGGTCTCGACCACACTGCAGGGCGACGGCCTGGTCCTCGCACCCATGGCGGCCCGCTCCCTGAAGCGGGTGTCGTGGATGCGGTCCAGGACCGTGCACATCCGGTCCGCGATCGAGGGTGCTGGCCCGATCGTTGGTGACGCCCTCACGGACGGCTCCGATGACCATCTGTACTGGGCGCCGTATCGGGGCGGTGCGTGATGCCCGTCGCGATCGCCACCACCACCATCGCCATCCTGCGCGGCACCACCACCGACGGCTACGGCGACGAGCAGGACACCGACACCCCAGTCCAGACCGGGATCCCGGCCGCCCTGACCGAGCAGTCCCGCCGGGTCACCACCCGCGACGACCCGACCCCGCGCATCGTCCGCTACGCCGTCGCCCGTGTGGCAGCCGGAACGGACGTCACTGACCAGGACCGGGTGCGTGACGAGCGCACCGGCGCCGTGTACATCGTCGACGCCGTCTCCTCGATGGCCAACCCCGCACTCACCGCAGACCTCCGCTTGGACCTGCGGCGCACCACCTAACCGAACACGGCCACACGCCCGGGGAGACCGGGCAGGCCAGCACGACCACCCACCGGAGAGGAGGGCGGCCATGGCACGATCCCGCATACGGATCGACCCGTCCGCACGCACGCACGTCGACGCCGCCATCAACCGGTGGCTGGACGAGTCCATCGGCCGCGCCATCCTCTGCGACGCCCAGAACTACGTGCACAAGCGCACCGGACGGCTCCGCGACTCGCTGCGGGCCGAGGTCCACGACAAGGTACTGCGGGTCGGTTCGCTGGACTGCAACTACGCCACCGACGTGGAGATGGGTACCAGCGCCCACGTCATCCGGCCGACCAACAAGAAGGCTTTGTTCTGGCCGGGTGCCGACCACCCCGTCGCCAAGGTCAACCACCCCGGCACCCCGCCGCTTCCGTACCTCCGTCCGGCACTTTTCCAGCGGAGGACCGCATGAGCCTCCTGCTGCGCGCCAATCATGAGCTGGTCACGATCGCCTGGCTGAAGACTGTCGTCGGCGACCGCGTCTCCGTGACCCTCCCCAAAGACAATGCGACGTGGGCGGCGTCCGGGTTCTGCACGATTGACACCGTCGGCGGCAGCCCGAACATCTACGTCCCGCTGCGCGAGCCCGTCATGTCCGTCGACTGCTGGGCCTTCAACCCCGGCAGCCAGAAGCCGCCATGGAACAAGGCGTCGACTTTGGCGCAGGCCATTCAGGCTGCCTGCTGGGACCATCCCGGCATCCCGCAGACCGTCACCCTGCCTGCCGGATACCCGGCCGTTCAGGTCCGGTCCGCGTACTGCACGGGCGAGCCGCGCCGCATCCCCGACGACCCGTCGTCCTACGCCCGCTACAGCATCCCCGGCCTGGCCATCGCCTGGGTGGAGGTGCCGTCATGAGCCGCTACGCCCTCCAAGGCGTCCTCAGCCGGGATCTCCTCACGTGGAACGGCCGCGTCCTCGTCCACGGCGACCGCGCGGAGATGGAGTTCCTGGTCACCGGGGACGTCCGCGTCATCGACTGCCCCCGGGACATTCCGCCCGAGCAGACCATCGAGATCCGCTTCCACCCCAACTTCGCCTCCGTGACGTGGCCCCTCGACCGTAAGGACTTCCGGTGACCCACACCATCGCTACGACCATGCAGCCCGACAAGCACATCGAGGTCGAGGACGCCGAATACGTCGACCTCAAGCGCCAGGGCCTCGTCCTCGTCGACCACACCGAACAGGCCGCGGCACCCGCCCCGGCCACCAAGAAGGCCGCTACGCCGGCCACCAGCAAGGAGGGCTGACCCGTGGCGGTCACCGCAACCAACCTCGTTCAGGGCCCGGCAACCCTCTACTCGGGCGCGTTCGGCGCCCTCGAGCCCACTGACGCCACCGTCAACACCACGCCCGCGGCGTCCAGCTGGACGGATGTCGGCGGTACCGACGGCGGCGTCAAGTTGACCATCGACCAGAGCTACACCGAGCTGGAGGTCGACCAGATCGTTGACCGCGTCGGCTCCCGGCTCACCAAGCGCAACTTTGTGGTCGAGACGGCAATGGCCGAGCCGACGCTCGCCAACTTGAGTCTGGCTCTCAACGGCGGCACCAGCGCCTCGGCCGCGGGCTACGCCTCGTTCGACCCCAGCTTCGCGAGCTCGGCGACGCAGCCCACCTATAAGGCGTTGCTGTTCGACGGCTGGGCCCCCGGCGGCACCTTCAACCGGCGCGTCATCGTCCGCAAGGCCCTGTCCACGGACGCCGTCGAACTCGACTACACGAAGGACAAGAAGACGATGTACGGCGTCAAGTTCAGCGGCCACTACGTGACGGCGTCGATCAGCCCCATTCACATCGTCGACCAAACCAGCTAGCCGACGCCTATCCCTGCACGCTTCGAGGAGCACCACCCATGGCATCCACCACACGTCAGAGCACCGCAGCCCGCAAGCGGGCCGCAGCCAAGCCGGCCGTCGGCGGCGATCTGGAATTCGAGCCGATCCGGATCGCCGCCAACGATGAGATCGAGGAGGAGCGCGTCCCGCTCTTCTACATCGGCGACGACGAGTACACGATCCCCAAAACCATCCCCAAGGGTGTCGCCCTGCAGTACCTGCGGCAGGCCAGCGAGGTCGGCCACGACCTGGCGACTGCGCCGCTCCTGATCCGGGTGCTCGGGGAGGACGCGTACACGGCGCTGGAAGAGTCGCGTGGCCTGTCGGAGGAGCAGCTGGAGAAGATCGTCAACATCATCGTCGGCCAGGCCCTCGGCAAGCAGGAGGGGGCGGGGGGAAAAGCGGCCCGGCGTGGCTGACCCGCCTGCACGAATGGATCTACGGCCAGGACTGGCTGGAGACCATCGCGGACCGGCTCAGTCAGGTCATGTGGGTCCTGGACCATCAGGACGACATCGACGCCGACTTCCTCGCCATCTACGGCATCGACCTTGAGCAAGCCGATGTCAGCGCCCCCCGCTACTTCGCCCTCGTCCACAGGCTCACCGCCTATCAGGGCGTGATGGCCGCCCGGGTCGACCAAGAGCAAGACCAGACCAGCAGCACAACAACCCGCACCAGCAGCACCCAGCCCGCCCCCCAGGGCGGCGGCGAGAACCGCGAGGTCTCGCTGACGGCATTCCGGGTCATGTTCCCCGGAATCGTGAGCGGAGGAAGCGCAGGTGGCGGGTAGCTTTCGCATCGCCGAGGGATATGTCGAGGTCACGGCCGACGAGACCGCCTACGACCGCGCCATGCAGCGGCTGCAGCAGAAGAAGAACAAGGTCGGCATCGTCCTCGACCTCGACGACACGGCTGCCCTCGCCAAACTCCGCCAGTTCGCCGACCAGCACGCCCACACTGTTCTCAAAGCCGTCATCGACGCCGACCTGTCCGAGAGCTCGGTACGCCGCGTCACCCAGCAACTGGACCGGCTGACCGCTCCCCGCACGGTCCGCATCATCGCGGACCTGGACACTCGGGCCGCAGCCGACGACCTTGATCTGCTGACCCGCGCGCGCACCACCCGCATCACCGCCGACGCTGACACCCGCGCCGCAGCCGACGACCTCGCCCTCCTCACCCGTCCGCGCACCACGCGCATTACTGCAGACGCCGACACGGGCAGGGCGCGCGCGGACCTGGACGTCCTCACCCGTGACCGGCGCGTCAATGTCCGCGTCGACGTCGACCGGTCCGCACTGTCTCGCCTGACCGGCTCCCTGGGCGGCTCGGGAGGGAGCTCCGCCGGACTTGGCGGGCTCGTCTCCAGCTTGACCAGCCTCACCAGCCTTGCCATCGGCGCACTGCCCACTGTGGCCTCCCTGGGGCAGGCCATCATGCAGATGGGGCCCGCCGCTGCCATCGCGGCTCCCGCCGTGCTGTCGCTCGGCGCGGCCGTCGCAGCCATCAAGATCGGGACGTCGGGGGTCGGGGACGCCTTCAAGGCGGCGTTCGCGCCGGCCACATCCAGCGCGGGTGCGGCCAGCAAGTCGATCCGGCAGGTCGAGAACGCGCAGCGCTCCCTCGCTAAAGCCCAGCAGGGTGTGAAGGACGCCGAGGTGGCCGCCGCGGCGGCCCGGGTGCAGGCGGCCCGGCAGATCCAGGACGCCCAGCTCAACCTGAAGAACACGGTGTCCGACGTCGCCGACGCCAACCGGCGGGCAGCCGAGTCCGTCGCCAACGCGGAGCGGGACCTGACCACCGCGCAGCGCGCCGCACGGCAGGCGCAGCTCGACCTCACCCAGGCCCGCAAGGACGCGGCCATGGAGCTGGAAGACCTCAACAACCGTCTCGCCGACGCCCAGCTCAACCAGCGCCAAGACGTCCTCAATCTCCAGGACGCCGAGCAGAACCTCGCCGCAGTCAAAGCCAAGGGCGCCGCCGCCACCGCCGAGCAGCTCGCCAAGGCCCAACTGCAGTACGACCAGGCGGTGCAGGCTCTCCAGGAACAGCAGACCGAGACGAAGCGGCTGCAGGACCAGG